ATTGGATTCAAGGCGTTGTTGCGGTGATAATGTCCCGCCGATCCGCTCCCCGATAGAGCGTTTGAGAGGGCGCATCGGATCAAAGCGGCGTTTGTCTTTGGCATATGCAGGCTTGAAACTCTTGGTCATATAGCCTTCATCATCGACCACCTGTCCGGCCACAAGCGGTGAGACAAACGGTGTGATACGCGGTTTGGATTTATCAACGTCAAAGTGAATTTCTTCACTTTCTTCTGTCTGTTCGGACATAAAGAATGTATCGAGCAAGAACGAGCTTGGACGATGTAGGTTTTCGACCACGCGGGTCAAAACATGGGTGCTGAAAATATCAACGGGCATGGGGTTTCCTCCTGATTAAAAATGGTTAGATGGGTGGGTTGGGGTTAAAAAAAAGTCTGTGTATCTACGCTGAGATGTTTTGGCGTAGGGTAATATTGCTTAGACGCAAAGTGGCAGAAATGGACTCAATGGTATGACCTGTGCCGAGTGTTAAGGCCTTGCTGTTAAACTCCCCACTGAAATACACCACGGCTTGGGCATCGCCTGTGGATGCATCAATATCCTCGGCCAGAATAACATCCGGCACTTCCGATCCGTCATTCGCGGCAGATGCTGAGAGTTTGTATTTCCCATCCGCTGTCACTTTGCCAAGAACCGCGCCTTTTTGTAAGCTCTGTCCCGAGGCAATGGTGATCAAGCGTTCAACACGGGGAAATTCTCCTGCGAGTAAATTGCAAGGGACATATTCCCCGTTATTGTTAAATCCTTCTGTTCTCATGAGTAATCATCCTTTCTGATTGAGCTTGGTTAAATGGCGGCAGCGATGCGTTGAGCCACGCTGTCAATATCGTTTTCGGCCTCATCGGGATCGGGTTGAATATCCGGATTATCAACTGATGCCATGGCCTTTTCGAATGGTGTGGCATCGGCCTTTACATCCAGAGAAGCACAGGCCAGAAGATGTTTGGCCTCAACCGGACTTAATTCTGTTCCGAGCGCAATTTCCTGAGCCAGCTTCTCACGGCCTTTGGCCTCTTCCGATCCGAGAATATCATCGAAGCGTTTGCGTTCCTCGGCACGAGCATTCGCCGAGACTTGCGTTATCAGCTCGGGATGGTTGGCTTTCAATTCATCAAGTGTCATGGGTGGGTTCTCCTTTTTGGTTTGGGATAAAAAAAGCCCCTCGGTCTGAGGGGCGGATTGGGTTGAATAATGGGTGATTAGTTTTTCCAGTGATCCGATGCGATCTGCCAGACCTGTATTAACAGCCTGCTGGCCGATAAAGACATCCCCACCGCCGTAATCATTAAGCACACGGGATGCATCAATATTGCGATGGCGGGCAATCGATCCGATAAACACATCGGCCATGGCATCAATACGAGATTGCAATCTTGCATGTCCGTCATCACTGGCAGGATCAAGACGTTTATGCGGGGATTGCGAGGACACAATCTCAATGGCTTTATCATCATCGGCTTTACGATACATGCCGACCACCCCGATTGATCCGAGGGCAGAGGTTTCAGAGACAACAATTTCATCCGTCGCAGAGGCAATCCAATAGGCTCCTGATGCGGCATCACCCGAGGCATAAGCAATGATCGGTTTTTGTCCTCTGGCCTCATAAATCATGGAGGCAAGTTCAGACACACCGTTCACCTCACCACCCGGAGAATCAATATCCAGAAGGATCGTATGGATTTTGGCATTATCCAGCGCCGATCTGAAATCCTTGGCGATGAGTTCGTAGCTGGTCGCCCCGCTGATGGATGTGAAGATATTGGCATAGCGAAACAAAGGACCAGTGACCGGAATAATCGCAACACCGTCCCGTTCAATCACATTATAGGTGTTTTGTAATTCACGGCCCAATTTGGCAGCAACGGCCTGCGGTGTTTCATTTTCCCGCATAGCAATTTGCAAGATCGTTTGCATGGCCGTTTCTGTAATAGCCCATGGTTCACGGGCGAGCTGGTTCCATAGTCTCATGATCATCATCCTCTTGATTGTCGTTTGTGTTTAAAATGCTGTTCACATCATTAATACTCAAACCTAATTCCACGATTTTGGCTTTTTCTCGGGCAAGCTGTTCCAGCACTTCTTCCCAATCCAACCCCTGTGCCGCACATTCATCTTCTAATGTGGAAAGACCGATTTGCATGCGAAGCTGGGCGGCTTTGGCTTCCTTGACGGGATCAACCCATCCGCGCCCCGGGCCGATCCATTTAACCTTTGTCCAGGCATGGCGTTTCTCGTAAAAATCAGGGGCATTAATCACGCCTTTATTGATCGCTTCTTCCAGCCACAGCTCATAAACAGGCTTTGCCCAGTATGTTGCCAGCCATTGCCGTTTTGCAGAAAAATACCGCCATGCTTCCAACAATGCCGCCCGCGCCGATGAATAATTGGTTTTGGAAAAATCTTTCATCAAAAGCTCAAACGGGATATTGAGACCCGCCCCGATATGGCGCAGAATATTTTCGACAAACTGACCGTATCCGCTATTGGGACGGCTGGGTGTAAATGGCGCAACCTTATCACCCGGGAACATCGGAATAATCGATCCACCCTGCAATTTAATATCCCATTCATTGCGGGCGGCCAGATAATCATCGCTTGATCCGCCAAACACTTCGGCAATCGCCTCACCATCCATCGGTGTTTCGATAAAGGCGGCAATCATAGCGTTCACAACAGCAGCCTGTAATTCGGATCGCTCGTAATGATCAAGCATTTTAAACATCGGCATGATGGATGTTAAAAGCGGCTTCCCGCGCTGTTGGCCTGTGCGCTCTTTATCATGCACATGGATCACCCGTCTGCGACCAAAATTTGTATGAGTTGGAATGCGTTGCCATTCCATACTATCAGCCCCCATTGAGAGCATTGCATCCCCGGGGTGAGATTTACGAATATGATAGGCCATCGGCGCACCATAGGCATCAATCTCAATGCCGCCCCGCATGGTTTTGCTGTCATGTTTGCCTGCGGGATTAGACAGGCGATCCGATTCCACCAACTGAATAGTCGTGGCGTATTTTGTGCCGCGCTTATCCAGCCATAAGGGAAGCGCCAAGGCCTCCCCATTAATCAAACTGGATCGGAATATCAAGGATGTCATGCCCGCAAAGGTCAGACTTTGTGCGGCATCACATGATGTGCTCTCCGCCCATGATCGCCATTCGGATTCAACGTGACGCGCCCATTCATCGGCCCAATCTTTGTCTTTGCCCAAGGCTTTATAATCAGGGATCACCGATAAGCGTAATCCTGTGCCGACGACATTATCGGTCAGGGTCTGCATTGCGCCTGCCGCCACACCGTGATTACGGCTTAGATCACGAGATCGTGAAACAAGCGTCGGCAATTCGCCGAGTAAATCACTATCTGCCGATCCGATAGGCGGTAACCAGCTTGATAATTCGCGCGACCGATAGGATGCCGCGCGATGCGCCGTATCATTCACCTTCATCGGATTGCCTGATGCGTCAAGAATTTGAACCATAAATTAAACCTTTAAAAACGTGTCCGGATAATACTGCGACGGGATTTGCCTCCCCGTTTGGCAATCTCACCTTCCAGCTCATGGATATACCGCTCCAGTACATCGATATTGCTCTGGCTGTAAGTGGTTGCGCCATATCCATGTAGGCTGACGCTGACTTCTTGTGTTCCGGTGAGCAACCGATGGCGTGCTTCTTTGGCCTGAACCAGTCTGGTTTCAAGGTCTAAAAGTGTTTCTGTCATTGTAATATCCCTTTAAAGATACGGATCGTCGGCCTTGATTACTTTGCGTTGTTGCAAACGATGTTTGATTTCCTTTTTCTCAATCGTTGTTGCTGTCGTTTCCGGTTTATCTTCAGATACAGGAAGCTCGATGCCTCGTGTCGGTTTTTTAACATCGATGCCGAGCGCTGCTTCCAACCTCCGCCATTTATAATCAGACATCCGATCCAACCCATAGACACTGGCGGCGGCTCTGGCATAAACACGGCAGTCCAAGGCTTCGTTGTTACGGGTCGGGTCTTTTTCCCAGACTTGTTTCGGGAAACCCCGAATGATTTTGGTCACACAGCGCTCAGCCGTTATCTGTTTAAAATACTCCTCGCCATATTGCGGAAAAAAACATGCGCCTGTCGGCATCGGAATACCGTTACCCAGATCTTCCAGTGTCGGCCATTCCAGCTTTAACCAGCGATATAATTCCATCTTGGCAACCGGCCCAGAGACATTCCAGACACGAAGGCCTCGGCGTTTACCGCCTGTATCAGCCTTTGATACGCTTAAAATCAGAGCCGTATCCCGTTCCTGACCTTTAATTGCCAATACCGTGCGAGGTTGCGATGCCCGTGCACCTGATCCACCCCATACTGCTTGGGGATGCTGCCGCACAAAGGCATAAACATCCTGTGTGGCATAGCCTGAATCCACAGCCATCACACGGATCGGCATAGTGTTACCAGATTCATGTGGCCAGTCTTTTTCCAAGACCTCAATATTGAGACGATCCCATGTCTCGACGCGGGCGGTATCGCCATCGATCACGATATAATCAACTGACCAGCTTTTCTTATCCCGTCCCCATGCGACCACTTCGCATTCAATGCGGTCTTTTTGAACATCAACGCCTGCTGTCAGGAACAAGCCTTCCATAGGAACAATGCCTTGTTCATAAGATTGACGACGTTCATAAAGGCGCTGCCATTGCGGTGCTTCAGATGATTCCTCATATGGCTCACCAAGAACCGTATTGGTAAATCCCTTCATCAAATCGGGATTACGCTTGGCCTCTTCATATAGGGTGGCGGCATCTTCCCAAGAAAACCATCCCACAGGAGAATAAAGCGATGACAAATGATAACCGACCGTGCCATCAACACTTTCAGCCGTCGCTCGCCATTCACCTTTAGAAAGCAGCAAGGTTTTCTCATGATTATGCATGAGATGCCCGCAGGATTCACAAGCGTATTTGGCGTCTTCTGGTTCGCCCTCTGGCCAGCGCAGTTGTGTAAAGCGCAAATGCTGGTAATGGCCACACACAGGGCACGGCATGTGATAATAGCGCTGATCGCTTTTTTCGAATTCACGTTGCACCCGTGAGATGCCTTTAACGGTCGGCGTGCTCACAAGAAAAATCTTCCTCCGATTTCTGAATGTCGCACTTCGGCGTTCAGCCAATAATATCGGGTCACCTTCACCATTCACATCCCCCGGGTAGGCATCAATCTCATCCATAAACAGGTAACGGGCAGGCATAGATCGCAATCCCGCTGCCGAGTTCGCACCCGTCATCACCAGAAACCCGCCATCGAATTCCTTGCTTAAAATCGTATTGCCGCTATCCCGCTCCCGCTGCGGACTGACACGCTCTGCCAGCACAGGGACATCCTGCAATAACGGATCAATCCGCTGCTTCGAATTCCGCTTGGCCAGCTCAACCGTCGGTGACACCGCCATCATCGGCCCCGGGGCAATATGGATCACATAACCGATCCAGTTATTCCCGCACTCTGTCCCTCCGACCTGTGCGCCTTTCATAAACACAATCCGTTGCACGGGCGAGCTGGTGGAGAGCGCATCCATGATTTCTTTCAAATAAGGCGTACGGGCGGTTTTCCATTCCCCGGGTTCAGCCGAAGATTTTCCCGATAACAGGCGATGTTTGTCAGACCAGTCCGAAACCAGATAATGCGGTTCAGGAATAAAGCCAGAGAGGAAGATGCGTTGAACAAACGATGCATCATACTCAATCGAAATTGAGTTTTCCGTCTCCGATGTCATTTAAATGCTCCCTTACATATCGCTCCAAAATCACATGCAGTTGATGCTCCTCTATATTCAATTCTGCCGCCATGAGTGCTGACACACGGGACGGCCAGTTCATCCAGCTATCCCGAACCTGCCGTGATAATTGCGACACTTGTGCCTTCACCATTTCTTTTTGGATCAATTGCCCTTTCTTTTCCTGCAGGGCAAGCTGGGTTAATTGCGCCTTGTAAAGCTCATGCGCCGTTTTGATTTTCGTATAGGAATTTGCGTCTTTTTTCGGGGCATGATGATCAACCGTCACCATCAGGTTTTGTTTTGATTGATCGGTATTATCCGACCAATCCGCATCGGCCTGTTTGACATCAATCTTACCCTCACCGTCGAGTGTAATACGCCCCGTATCAATCGCCTTTCGAACGGCCTTATCGCTCACCCCGCGATGGCGGGCATATCCTCTGATTGACGTTTTCATGGGGTGTATATTCCACTTTACTTTGTCTCCAAATGAAGCGTTACCGGCCAATAAAATATTTTTATTAAATGTAAAATACTATTGTAAAACATACTATTGAATATGTATTTTTATCCAATAAATTAAATATAGAACGAACGCTTTTATTTCTGAATTATTCGTTAGAGACCATCTCGCAAGCCGACATCAAAGCGCTTCAAGATCATCATCTCGACTTCCTCAAATCAGTCGCCGAACGGCTGAGCGTCATCCGCCAAGACATCGACAATTTTCTCGAAAACGATCTCGAACTATTCAATATCGAACCATCCTTAAAAACTAATCTCAATCAAACAATGAGTTAATGAAATTTGATTTTTTGAGATCATCCACATTATCGAATTGATGAGCTTCCCATCCATAATTATTGGCGACATCTACAACGGCTTGAGTATCATCAAAAAAGATTGGGGGCTCATCAAACTCACCTAATATCTTCATTATTCCATCAAAATAGGCTTTATCAGGCTTAATGTGATTAATACGAGCCGAGTGAAAAATATCTTCAAAATATTCACTAAAGCCAAGATTAGTCATCAGGTAATTAGCCCTAAGATGCTCTTGGTTGGTGGCAATATACAAACGAACTTTTTCGGAATTGGAAATAACCTTAATTTTATCAATAAGTTCTACGTTAACATTGGAGTCATTTTTTAGCCAATATGCTGACAAGACATCGGCGCTGGTAGGATTATTAACAGTGGCAAGATATTCAGAAAGCGCTGTGTTTAGGTCTTTCTTACCTATCAAAACCTCGTGAATAAAACTCCGATAAATAAAATTTTCTTTAAAATGCTCCCGATTAACGCCTAAATCTTGTTCTATTCGCTCATCCCAAAACTTTCTTAACTCAGGTTTTGCGTGATAACCATGTATCAGCACACCATCAACATCAAAGAATACTGCTCGTTTTTGCATACCTTACTTTCGTATATTTTCTTCCAGCATATCAAAATTGCAGCCTTTTTCAGCATGAATTGCTTTCTTCCCCGTAAAATCCTCCCATCGCTTTACAATTACATCGACATATTTAGGCTCAAGCTCTATCAACCTTGCGCGACGGCCTGTTTTTTCGCAGGCGATCATGGTTGAACCTGACCCGCCAAACGCGTCCAGAACAATATCCTTGGTTTTACTGGAATTATGGATGGCACGCTCCACCAGCTCCACGGGTTTCATGGTCGGATGCAGATCGTTTTTAACTGGCTTGTTTACAAACCAGACATCGCTTTTATCTCTTGCCCCGCACCAATAATGCTCATGCCCCTCTTTCCAGCCATAGAGGATTGGTTCGTACTGGCGTTGATAATCCGCACGCCCTAGCGTGAATGTATTCTTTGCCCAGATGATAAAGGTTGACCATTTGCCTCCGGCATTGGTGAATGAGCTTTGCAATGTGTGCAATTCAGATGAACTCATACAAATATATATGGCGCCTTTGCAAACCATCATTAAATTGGTGCAAACATCATATAGGAATGCGCCAAACTCATCGCCAAGATTATCATTTTGGATCGGGCGAGCTTTGCCGCGCATCTTATCTTTCATCGAATTGGCGTAATTGACGTTGTAGGGAGGATCGGTAAACACCATGTCCGCCAATTCTTCGCCCATCAATTTCTCATAGGCATCATACATAGCGGAATCGCCACATAATACTTTATGATCACCGCAGATCCAAATATCACCCTCGACTGATATCGCCTGTTCGGGAATATCGGGTGTTGCATCATCATCAGTTTGACCTGCTTCGGATGCATTCGGATCAAGCAGGATGTTTTCAAGGTCGTCGGTACTAAATCCCAAAATATCAATATCGAAATCCAGATCGTCTAATACATGCAATTCCTGACGCAACAGATTCTCATCCCAACCGGCATTCTCGGCGATTTTATTATCGGCAATCACCAGCGCACGGCGTTGTGTCTCATCCAGATAACCCAAGCGAATGGTTGGAACGGTTTCAAGATTGAGCAGTTTTGCAGCCATCAACCGCCCATGCCCTGCAATGATCGTATTATCTTCCGCAATCAGGATCGGATTGACGAACCCGAACTCCGTCATTGATGCCGCAATTTGCGACACTTGCGTATCGGAATGCGTTCGTGCATTCTTGGCATAAGGGATAATATCATCGACCTTCAAATGCTCGATGTGCATGTTTTGTTTATCTGTCATGTTATTTCCTTTTTAGGATTTGGGTCCGCATGGGTCCGCATGGGTCCGCACCCTAGGTCCGCACCTAAAGCCGTTGTAAATCCTGAATTTTGATTGTAAATGTGTTCCAAGTGCGGACCCAAAAAAATGGCTGGCGCTAAAAAGATTTTGCGCCCCAGCCCGCCGCATACACATAAACCGCCGGAAGTACCTTTTCGTCATGTAGGGAGACCAGACAATAAAAAAGCCACGACTATGCGTGGCTTTGCGGTACTCCGGCGATTATGATTAAAATATTAGATGATTTTGTTCATCCTGTCCGCGCCTAATTTGTTCGCGAACAAATTTTTAAAGAAATACTTGATTTTTATATAAATTATTATGTATAAACAATCATGACAATTGCAAATCCAGAATACAATCCCGATTGGGAAGAACTATACACTCACCATCAGGCGGAGTGCAAACGGCTAAATCAAATACCCTTTGATGACCTTACAGAAGAAGAACATGCTGCGATGGGTGAACATTCGGAGCAATTAAGACGCTGTCTGGATACGTATCAACATGAAACATTTGCCGATGCTGCTAAATATGTATTTGAAAGATTTGATCCCGCCGATTTAGCTGGTTTAGAAGGGTTTATCCAGCCCATAGATTATGATGCTTTTACAAGCATGGCAGAAATTAATCAGGCATGGAAAGATGCCGATAATGCCGTTCGGATGATCCAAACAGATCGTAGAAGCAGTATGGAGGTCGGACAACCTGATGCGGATGATTTACCAAGCGATCTTTTTTGCGATATAGGAGGCAATTTACAAACAGCACCCCAGATTTTTTCAAACACCTGGCTTGGTCAGACGGAAGTCATGACGACAATAGATCGACGTGATGATGCAATTTACATCTGTTTTTTGAATAATAACGAAGGTGTATCAGTTGTGAATGCAATCGAAGATTTCGCAACAGTTATGCGACAACAGATTGAGCAATCTTTAAAAGCTGAAAAAGCACAACAGCCTGGCCAAGGTTGGAAAGTCGGTAAGATGCTATCTGTTTTTCAAGGAATGGGTAAGCCAAGTATGCCCGAGCTGGTGTTTTTCCAGCATGTTCCTCCGATGGAATATCGTAAAGAAACCTTCAGTCGTGTTGGCCTCACTCTAACAGGCGATAGCTACAGCGATCCAAAATGGAAGGAATTAGATCGCATTCCTGAGTATCTACAGAGACTGCGCCGTGAAAAAGATTTGAAAGTTGTTACTGGTTCTTCAATAAAATTATTAGGAAAAGCCCCATCGTAATAAGGTTGAGGCTTTCAAAAAGAAACTGATTTTAAAATAAATGTTTTTAACTAGCCATCAAACCTGAGGCCATGCTTGATTTGCGGCACTTCTGGAGTTTGAGTATTAGCAGGCATAAACATTCTTTCGATGTATCCTTCTCTGTGCGCTCTGGAAACAACATGCATGGCCATATCACCGCTTGAGTCGATACGAATATCACCTTTGGCCTCATTAACTTCAGTTATTTGATAATCAAAGCCACAGCTATCCATAAAATTTCTAACCGCAGCCACATATGTATCCAATTCCGGCTTTAAATGATCTGCAAGGCCTAATGTTGTCCATGAATGGCCAGGTGCATTCCCAAGAAAGCATACGTGCATGTTTTCTTGATCTTCGAGGTGTTTAAAACGGAATTCATATCCTGATAATGGATAGCCATCGGAACTTCTGTTTTGTTTAGGGAAAACCTGATACTCCGTAACACCCGCTTCACGCAAATAATTTTCAACACTGCGACGATAGTCTTCCTTATCCCAAAATGTTCTTTGCCCGACCTGAAATGGCCCGGGGCCATAAAAAGTCTGCGAGGATTTGTTTGTATATCCCTTGTCTGGTCTAACCAAATCAAATGCACTTCTCATATTTAACTCCCTGATAATTTGCGAAGAAGATACACAATAAATTAAAATATGTCAATATAATTATGGTTACGCATACCCCCCCTCCTTGAACACGCGGTCACTGATATCTTCGAGGTCTTTGACAATATCGGCCACAAAGCCTGTGTCGCCCCAATTGATATGCTCGGGGTGAGTCCCGAAATGATCGTCACACGCCCCTTGTAAACGTTTCAATATCGCGTCAATACGCGCAGTGTGTTGGATGAACCTGTCGCAGGCTCTTTGTTGGTTTTCTTGTTTCTTGGTCATTTTCTGCTCCTTTGTTAACACCAGTAACGCTTCATTCCCTCGGCTTATCAAGTTGAATAGCGGATCATTTGATTGCTTTTTTCATGGCATCCGCATTTTATGCACAAGGCCTGCTGTTATCTTTTCTATTTCTTTTTTAAAGTTTTCTTTTCTTCTATATGGTGTGGCCACTTTCGGCGTCTCTGGAGTGGCCAGAAGTGGCCTGTCTAGAGTGGCCACTTTCGGCATGTCAAGAATGGGGATGTGGATAACTATCGACTTATCCAAAACATACATATTCGATTGCCCACGCCCTCGTTGGTGCGCGGTGATCATATTATTTTCCTCCAGTTCGATTAAAAAGCGTTGCACTGCCCGCTTGGACATTCCGAGCTCATCGCCAAGTGTCGATAGTTTCGGAAAGGCCTTGCCGTCTTTGCCCGCGTATTGAATGAGGCGTGCACAGCACAATTTTGCGCCGTGGCTTAAATCCTTCCGGCGCAATATCTCATTGGGTATCGGGGCAAATGTGCCGATGATCATCTGCGTTTCGCAATCTTACCCAGCGTGTGTTTATAGATTTCCCATGCTTTGGTCCGACCGACACCCAGCTCGCCACACACCATTTTCCATGGCACACGGTTGGCTCTCGCCCATAACAACCGCCGTTCATCAACGGTAAGAATGGGCATCCATTCAAACAAGACTTCTTCAAGCTCCTGAATATCTCTTGCGCTGGGGCGAATACGTAGCGGCTCTTTTTCCATTTGCAGGATTTCTATCTGGTCACGGACAATATCCGGCCAGGTTGAGAAATACCCCTGCACTTTGACAGGGGGCATGCGCCGTAATGTTCGAACTGCAGATCGCATTTGCTCCTCGACATTCGCTTCACTTTCAGAAAGGGATTGGCTTGGTTTTTTCATGATATCTCCTTTTAGGTCATAGCAAAGCACCAGCGCTCCCTCCCAAAACATAAAAGGGATGGCTGACATGCTTTTGACGATTGGTTTGATTAGTTTTTAGATTTGCGATGAGCTTTGATCGTGTTCAGACGAATAATGCCATCGACCCATTGCACACAACGGGTCAGCTCACATGCCTCACGAATGAGGTCTTTGCGAATGCCGTCCAGCTCTCGGATATCTTTCGATTTAAGATCCCGCACAGGCATAGCCTGTATTTCCCGAAACAGGGCTTTGGTTGGAACAACATGGACAGGGTTTGTTTGTGTTTTATCAGTCATGAGTGGTCTCCTTTGTTAAATGACGAGACCAGCCTGACAAAAATGCGAACATCCTACTGGGGGATGCGGGTGGGGATGCAA